AGCATGGCTGTACTTTTGAGTGCGTTTTCTGTAGCAATATGGAAGATGAGAACTCGCTTTATACTGCAGTTGGTGAGCAGTCCGACGATCCCTTTCAATTCGGTCCTTTCTTGGATCAAAATGGAAGCGTTGACTTGACTGAGCCTAGACCGCTTGTTCCCGTTTCATTACGAGAGCGTATGAGGCAAAGTATGGCCAATGTTCGCCTTAACTTTGTGTCTGAGGTGCGCAGGATGCACTCTTCGATGAATAAGATCATTACGAGTGCTGTTTGTACACGTTTTGCGAAAGCTATTGGAAGCTTGTCTTTCGGATTAAGCGCTGCGGCCTTGGTTTATACCTTAGCGCAGAAGAAAACATTGAGGGATGAGGCTGAAGAAGCAGTCGCTACCGTGACCAAGGTCAGGCGAGAGATCAATGAACTCACCACTATCGTAGAGCAGGGGAATGCTCCAAGTTCTGATAGTGATGAGAAACCTGCCCGTACAGATAATGTGTGGGAAGGCAGCCAATTGCGCTTTCCCCCCCAATCATTTTATGGGGGCATACGTGATGAGGATCTTGGCCAATTGGCCCACTCCCACACAGCTTTTCTGTGTACAGAGAGCGGTTTCAGCACTGGGATAGCATGCCTATCTGGCAATATCTGGATTGTCCCTAATCATTTCTTCCGTAAGGTCTTCGCAGATACACCTCGCTTGACTCGTTATTCTATTAAGATGAATGGGTTTGCGAGTCGCACCATCGAGATACCTCATGGAAGGATTTGGCACCGACCAGATGTTGATCTCGCATACGTTTTCCTCACTGTGCCAAGTCGTGCTTCATTAGAACGACATGCACTTTCTGAGGTTCAACTTGCGGAAGCATTTCAATCTCCTCATGTGGCACGCGTCATCGGATCGAATCGTGGTGATGTAGCTTTCAGGTTCGATACGGTTACGCGTACACCTATGCCACTGCTCATTCGTGACGATGGTGTTCGATTAGATGCTTCGCGCGCCTTTCCGTATATTCGTAATGGGGAAGGACCTTATGTGAACATTTGCGGTTCTCTCCTTTGGGTAAAATCTCTTAGTGATGCAAGTCGATTCAAAGTAGTTGGCATGCACATTTGGGGTGATAAATCTGAAGTTGGTTTTGCTATGTCCATAACGCAAGAGATGATTGCGAGTGCTCGCAACCACTTTTCGAGGTTCGGCTCAGGCTCATTTGAGGACATTCCGGTCACGGAACAAGTCTATGACGGAGTCTCTTTGCCGAGTATCTCGTACGAGCCTCATCGCCGTTCCAACTTGCGGTGGCAGCGGGATGTTGATAGGGCTACGTATAGGGGGACTTTTGACCTTCCTGTGTTCACCTCGAAAAGCGCTGTTGCTGATACACCCATCGCGGAGGAACTTATCAAGCATTATGGGGAGGAGTATCAGCGCTTTGCGCCTGATTTGCAATCGTGGAAGCCTATTGACCTTATGTATCGCCAATCCCTTATCGACGCTCCGTGTATCGACAGTGAGGTACTTGCACGTGCAGCTGGTGACTATTTTTCAGGTTTAGATGTAATGCGATACGTCAAACCGTTGGATAGCACAGAATCCGTATTTGGCATACCTAGTCGTAGATTTGTTAACAGCATTAATTTCTCGACATCTTGCGGTTTTCCTCTTAGGGGGAATAAACGCTTGTATCTTGAGGAAGACTACAGGGACGGCCGTTGGTTAACCCATGAAATCATGACAGCTGTTGACCGACTTGAAAAGCAATATCGTGATGGTAAGCGAGGGGGTGTGTTTTTCAAAGCTTGTTTAAAAGACGAGCCTGTTTCGTTGAGTAAGCTTGAGAAGCACAAAACTCGCGTTTTCACTGGTTGTCCATTTGCTTATCAAATTCTCTTCCGGAAATTTTTCCTCCCTCTGATTGAGGTAGTTCAGGAACATAATTTGGAATGGGAATGCGCGATAGGTGCCAACCCACGCTCTCGTGATTGGACCGACTTCCGGTATCATATTGTTGGAGTCGCCAATGATGCAAATTGTTGTATTGACGGTGATTTCAGTGCGTATGACAAGCGCATGTCCCCGCAATTATTGCATTGCGCATTTGACATTCTTATTGAATATGCGATGGGATGCGGGTACAACGATGAAGACAAAATTGTCATGCAGGGCTTGGCACACGACATCATCTACGCGAATGTCATAGTGCAGAATGATATCATGATTTTTCCAGCAATGCACGTGAGTGGCGAACCTGCGACTGCCGTC